CTTAAGAACAGAGTGGAGAAAGTTGAAGCTGATCTAGAACGGACCTTCCCATGGTACCACGAACTTGACGACGTTCGCAAGGCTGTGCTTATTGATATGTGCTATAACATGGGTATCAGCACGCTTAAGCAGTTTTATACTACTCTGGGCCTTATCAAAGACGGTAACTATACTGAAGCATCTAGGCAGATGCTTAAGAGTCTTTGGGCCAAACAAGTGAAGGGACGCGCCAAACGTCTCTCCCGAATGATGGAGACAGGACAATGGCCGGAATCTTTGACGTAATCAAGGGCGTAGCTTCGGGACTAGCTACTCCAGTAGTAGACTATCTTAAGACTAGGCAAGAGCTGAAGTCCCAAGAGCGTAGGCAGAAGGCTGAGTACGCCGAGGCTGTCCACCAACGTAAGGTGGAGCTAGTCAAGATGGGACTTACGGCTGATATGAACTGGGAGATGGAATTCGCCAGACAGGCGGAGACTTCTTGGAAAGACGAATACACACTAGTCGTTGTTTCCATCCCCGCTATCATGGCGTTTATTCCTAGCGGAGCTAAGTACGTGAAGGACGGATTCGACGCTTTGCAGGGGACACCACTATGGTATCAAGGGCTACTGCTATCTATGTTCCTAGCGACGGTGGGTATTCGTTACTGGCGCAGGTCTCAGTCCGACACATAAAAAAATCCCCCGAGCCAATCGCTTGGCCGGGGGGACCTTCGTTTGATGATCTGGATGACGAGGAATTCGAGGACGACGTACCAGATCTTGACGATAATGTCTAGGTGTGTTCGACTAGCCCAACCCCAGCCAGCTCCAGAACGCGCCTACAAATGCGGCAAGGCCTAGCAAGTACAGGATTCCCACTAGCATCAAACCTAGTAACAACAACTCGATGAATTTTAGACCAGTCTTTAACTTTGACAAGGCAAGCTACCTCAGCGTGTAAATAAATCTTAGCATCTTCACCTAGCTCGTGTGCGATACGAGCCTGCAAAGGGTGTGTTTTAAGGTAGGAGTTGCGGCCTACACTTAGAACACGCCCTTTTTTGTCATAGGCTATTGCTGTCAGGCTTGGCCTCGCCAAGGTGCTTCCTCTTTATTGCGAAAACAGTACCGAGGAATACGCCTAGTGCGGCTGCTCCAATCAGCCAAGGATCGCCTACGTAGCTTACTACCACGCCAGCGCTGAGCAGTACAATCCCCGCACTCCACAGGCCCGCGGCAATTGCGCTGCCGCGAGTCACTGCTAGTGTGTAATACGTCCAAGCCATATCCACAAGAAACGTTGCTAACATCACAACTAGAAACTTGATCATTATTCTAGCACCTTGAAGCCGCGCTTCTTTAAGATTTGTTTAGCTGCCGCTGCTACGGGATCGACTAGCTCTTGGGGCAAGAATCTGTGAGACCACTCTCTTGCAAGCATCTTGTCTTTCAGCAGCTTGTCTACGTAGATCTTCGCCAACCGCTCCACAAAGCGGGGGTGGATCACAGCCGTCCCGTCCATCGTCCTTTGGCATCCGTCTGCATAGGGATGAACTGAGGAACGCCGTGCATAACAACTCCACAACCAAGGACAGGCTGGTAGCGATTATACTTCGTGTAGTGGAAGGCATACGCATCTCTATCAATTAAGCAGCCGACATTCATGCCAAAGATAACTTTTGAGCGGTTAGCTATGTAAGCAGTTCCCGGCGTGGAATGGTGATGGCCAATAACGGTAGAGCACAGGTTTGATTGTGCAAGGAGTTTGTGAGGCTGAGTGCCTTTGGCGCTGTCGCCATGGGTAAAAATAATGTCACAAATTCTCCACTCGGATCGCCACTCCCACGTATCAGGAGCCCCCATGAACTCCCTGATTGATCTAAGATAAGCGCGGGGAATTCCTGCTTCAAACGCTTTGCGAAAGATTCTGTCAGTGTGATTTGAGTAACACGCACGGACTTCGGGAAAACAGTCGTATAGCTCGCGCATAAATCTGGTGGCTTGCTTATACTCTGCTCCGGCAGAGAGGCCATCAGGATCGTGAGGATAACGACTGAGAGCGTGCTGATCCACTTCGTCACCGATGCTTACCACCTTTGTTGGTTGATACCTGTCCGCCACTGCCAAGAGAAACGGGATGCTACTCTTGTGATGAAACGGAGCTTGGAGATCTGGAATCACTAGGATTCGCTCAGAATTGTACGGGAGCTTCAATTGCGTTCCTCTTGTTTTTCTGCGTACTTCATGATGTTGTAGGCTGCTAGACAGCGTTCATCCATTTCTGTAACGTACCAGTCCTCTGTCTTGACCAGTTCCTCGAACTCCTCCCTAGCCCCATCAAGCGTCTCAAGTACGAATCGTAGTTCGGCTTCTGTTAGTTTTAGTAGTGCCATATTCCCATTCCAGTAGATAGTTCAAAGCTTTTTGCAGTCCTTCCTTATTGTCGCCTAGTTTACCTATCCCGGTGTTACAATTGTCGCACAACCATCCGCGAAATTTTCCGGTAATATGGCAATGGTCTCTATTAAATCCGCGAGCGGTAGGAGGTTTGCCGCAGCATTCGCAAATTTCAGGCTTAGGTCTTGTTGCTTCCGGTACGCCCTGCGACTTTCTGTTAATCGCAGCAGCACGTTCTTTGTTATTGTGGTACCAATTTTTCTGCCTCTGCTTAGAAAGCTCCGGGTTCTCTGCTCGCCATCTGCGCATATACTCTCGTCGCTTTCTTTTGACTTCTTCTTCAGATTGTCTTCCCATATTCGTATTCTAAAATTAGGTCAATGTAGTGTCGGGCTTTCTCCAGATCAGCTTTGCCGTGTTTCGCGCCGTGTCTACACACGTACTTGATTACATTTCCTTCTAGGAACCCCAACTTATTTTTATGGATAAACTCAGCAGGCTGTATTGCGAAGGTCTTATAGTGATTACCCCCCACCTGTAAGTTGCTTGCGCGCGTCTTCGAGCCATTCTTCTGGTATATCTTTGATTGCATATGTTAGCCCGTGTTTAACGCACCAATCAGAATACCGATCAATGCGATTGGAAGTAGTATAGTTATCCATAGCAAACAGAAAACGAAGGTCAAACTCAGGATGGGAAGCAACAAAGTCCAGCATAGCAGTTCGGTTACTAGCGGTAAATCGTCCTTTGGTTTCAATGTAAATGTTCTTGCCAATCCTGAAATCCGGCGTGTACCTAGCAAGCTTGTACGTGTTTTTTGAGTTGCAGTCACTGCAGTATGTCCTTACTGTACGCTTTTTGTAGGTAAACGACTCCGGCTCGTACCTTACCTTGACCTTCTCTTTCTCAAGAAAGGCGAACATCGTTCGCTCTAGTCCAGATTTGAAGTCGTTACTTTTCGCCAATGTAGATTACCCCCGTCCCTTCGCAGCGCTCGCAGTCGTACCACTCGTCTCCGTTGTGTTCTCCACCCAGACCTTCACACAGCGGACACACTTCTTCGTCGTCCCTCTCCTCAAAGAACCACTTGACTTTCTTTTTTTCCTTAGGCGGGGGGTTGCCAGATTTGCCCATCACCAGTCTCCGTTATCTTAGTAACCGGCAGTCCCGCTGCCTCGGCTAGCATTACCATGTGGGCTGTGCCCTTCCCTCCGGGAAATGCTACTACTAGATCGGGCCGTAGCTTCAACATAGTGTTGTTTCTAACAACTCCCGCTCTCTTGCCGAGTGCGTCCCAATTAGCGGGGCACACAACTTCTTCCCTTCCTCTATAGCGCGCCCAAGAACTAGCCATAGAATCAGCGCCTCTGGCCCCTCCGTGTATTACCATATCTATTACGAAGTCGTCTCCGTCTATTCTAGTCATGGTATCAGTAAACAACTTTAGGTCGGCAAACTCACGGCCCCCGCATACTAGCACCCTCATACTGGCGGCTCCCAAATCTGGTTGTGTTCTCTCCTCACCCAACAGAGCCGGGCGTTTTCGATGGCTCGATATGTTCCACTTTCACCGAACTCACCTTGATAGGCAGCTCGTACAATTTCCCAGCAATCTTTACCTGAAGCTGCGGTTCCGAGCAGCTTACGGGCTTTGACAGGTCCAATTCCGGTGAGGCCTTGAATGTTATCTGTGGGGTCTCCAGAAAGAACTTGGCTGTAAAAGTTGAGGAGTCCTTCTTTTTTGCTGATGTCATATTCTTCTTCTTTGACCCAGTTGTAATGTTTTCCGGGGACTTGGTCGAGGTCTTTGTCCAAACTGACAATAACAGATCCTTCCAGAACAGTAGCTCGTATCCCAAGGTCGTCATCTGCTTCTTGACCCCGAGAATATTGTGCGCCAAAGTCAGATACAAGATACTCGGCAAGGGCTTTGTAGTGCTTTGGGCGCTGCTGCGCTTCCCGGTTGCCCTTGTACTTGAGCGTTGTTGCGATTTGCTCACGGAAGTTACCCACTGATGGCGTTAGATATATCTCCATGCGGTACCCACTGTACCTATCATAGAGCTTGTTGATTACGTTCTTGACTAGGAACATAGCGTTCTGCACAGGCTCACAGGTCTTCCTAGACCATATCACATACCTATCTTCTGTTAGTTCTCCTACGGCTTTCTTGACTTCAGCCATGCTATCTACGAACATGAATTTGGAGTCATCTACCTGAACAGCGTAACGGGTCTTCTCTACAGCGAATCCACATCTGTAGAGGAGCCCATCTCCGTCGATAAGGAGGATGGGCTTACTCACTTTACTTACTCAGCGCCAGATAAGACCAGACTCCCGTAGACGCAGCCCAGCCCAGCTCTGCAAAGTCGCGTTGAAGGACCGCAAGCACTACGCCTACGACGCACAGGCATAACATAAGTAGTTTCATCAGTTCATAGCTCCGTGGAACATATCGAATTCGCCGCTAATTTCTTCGTCATCGGCATCTGGACCGGTGAGAAGCCACTTGTCGAACTGGTCAGCGATCTTTCTGGCGTTATAAAGATTGGGGTGAATTTGCTCGATTACCTTGGTATCTTTATTGATAACGCCGTACGTATCGAAATACATATCCGGCACTCGGATGATGTTGACTGTGTACTTGGAATTCTCGTACACAGCGGCCTTGACTTCAGTGTCTTTATTATCAAGCATCCCAATCAACTCCTTCTTCGCTGCTATCAGCGGCAGCGACATCAGCTTCCAGTTCCAGAGCAGGGGCCTTTGGCTTAGCGCCTAGGGTCTTTGTCTCCTCGTAGAACGTGTTGGTCAGGTCAGTGACCAGTGCTAGAATAACGTCGTACTTAGCAGACTCCTTGGCTGGCATCTTCAGACCGCCGTGCTTCAGCACCAGATCCGCAGCAGCGATAGCGCTATTACGCGCGGCCTGCCACTCGATCTTGCTCTGTCGCTGGTCATCAGACTTGGCCTTGTTGTCCCAGTACGTCTCCTTGCCGCCCGCTGTGCCCGACACACGAGTGGTGCTGGCTTCCACTACTTCTGACTGCTTTACCTGAATGGAGTTCAGGTTTACAACGTGCTGTCCCCGTGGATTAGCCTTGGACTCGAACGTGATAAAGTCTCCCCTGCTGATGTTGGGCTTGTCGCCGCCGCACATATAAAGTGCGTCGTCGTTGGCAAGCTTGAAAGAGTAAAGCATCTTGCCGTTGTACGGCTTCTCGTTGATGAACTTAACTACGCCTTGCATTTTTAATTCTTCTCCGTAAACACTACTGCTTGGAACCAACCGATATCCCGGAACGGGGTACCAACGAATTCCACATCTTCTTTATTTCGCATGAATCGTGTTACTTCACCTTCAAGCTCCGTTAGTGTTGTTGCCCAAATTACTCGATAGGTACGCGTTGACTTTTTCCACAGACTCCACCTTTTCTTCTTCCCCTTCTCCCCAATGCTCGGCATATTTGATGCCAACGCCAAGGGGAACTTTAAGCGATTTCCCATAAAGCTTCTCCACAATACCGTAAACATCCGACGTAAAAGCCGCTATTAATTGTTCACGGTAATATTGTAGCATATCTTTAGGTACTTCCGCAATAACAGAATCGTGAACAGTATTAACTAGCCGAATATTTCCCTGAACAGTGGGTTCCGCTGCCCCAAGGCGGTGCCAAAGTGCTGTGACGACGATTGGTATGATATCGGCTGTTGCCAAACTTTGGACTGGGTAATTGAAGATAGAGGGCGTGTTCGTGACGTACCCCGAGCGTTGTAGCTGAGTGTCAGGCCAATAGAAGACAAGGCCACTCCATGTTCGGAGAGCTTTATCAGCAAGAACTTTATATACCCATCCTTTCTGAGTGTTGTAAATACTTGCGTATTCCCGTCGGAAAGCGTCGTAGTATGCCCGTTCTTTATTGGTACCTGAGTTTCCGCCGTATAGGGGTTTGAAGGTAAAAGGCTTAGCTTCCGTCCTTCCGATTCCCATAACTGTGGATGTGAGTTGGTGAACATCCACCCCATTGCAAATTGCTCTAATTGCTCGGTCGTCCCCTCCCAACTCTGCGGCAACTCGAAACTCCAATTGGGGAGCGTCTCCCTCGACCAGAACGCAGCCAGCATCCCTAGCTCGAAATAGGGGTTTAAAGGCTCGTGGGAAGTTTTGGAACTGAAAGCCCCATTTGCGACCACTGGAACTGAGACGATGGGTTTGCGTGATCGTCTGGTTAAACGATGCAAAAACTTTACCATTATCTTCCTCGCAGCACTGCTGCATTGATTCGATTATCTGAACTCGTTTCTTAAGTGGCACAATCCGTCGATAAGCGCTAAGGAACTCACTCTGTCTAGCGTTTTCAGCTTTGAGGAGTCCAATAACTCCTTTACCGACAGCAAGGTCGCCTCCCGGTGTTTTGAGAGGGTTTCCTCGATGGTCCTCAGGAGGTCTAAACCCGAGGGTGTCGTAGAGGAAAGCTCTGAGTTGTTTTGGTGAATTTTGATTAATTCCACCAGTGATTCGATCAAGTTCTCGTTTAGCTTCAGCGAATTGTCCAGATAGCTTTCGATACTCGTCATTAACTCTTTCGTGATCAAGTTGTAGTCCCTCAAATTCCATGTCAGCTAACACAGGCGTGAAGATATTGCGGCAGTAGAACACTGGCAATAGACCTTCTTCCCTCATTAGTTGTCGTTGTTTTAGGAAGATCTGTTCGGTCAGAAGAACGTCATCAGCGCAGTACTCAGCAAGAAGGCGAAGCGGAATGTCCTCAGGATTCACGCCGCCTTTGATCAAGGCATTTACTAGAGCACTTTTACCTCCGAAGCCATACCTACGAGCCGTGGCGTCAAGTCCGAGGGGGACTCTCCGATTTCCGGCCCTGACGTATTCTCCGATTTGGGTACAGTATGGTAGGCAAGTTCGCAGGTCTGTACCTGCCCGTTTAAGCCACTGCAACTCGAATTTCGAATTATGAGCAACAAAGAAATCAGCTTGTCTAATTGCCTGTTGGAGAGCGTCCTGCTCAATTTCAGATCCAATGAACGTTCTTCCTCCTGCTCCAGAATATTGCGGGTGATCTTTGCCCAATCGACAATGGGTAAGGATGATTCGATTGCGCGAATCAAGTGCAGATCCTTTGTCGAAATTTGTAGTTTCAAAGTCAATGACTGCGTAGTTGTCACTTAGAAAGATCTCCGGGTTCGGATGGCTGATGAATCTCGGGAGAGGCGTCGTAGGTACTTGTGTCAATGAAGTCTTCGCTGCTGTCATATACCCGCCTCAGGTAGTGATTTCCTCCGTCTACGTAAAACGTCCTGCCCTCAATAAACTCGCAGGAGTGACCACGAAAGTCGTGGCCGTGCTTGGACACAATCTCCGTACCGCACCCCACGCACTTTGCGGAATTCCTAGTTATCTTACGCACCTTGCACCGTCCCGATAGCGGGATTGATTGTTACAACAAAATGGTCGTGTCGTCCGCTAAGCTTGTTTTTCGGTAAACTGATGGTCCTAATGCCGTGCTGCTCCATCGTAGGGTCCGCGCCAATGCCGATCATCAGATCGACTTGGGCGGGGATTCCTGTCTTGCTGAAGTCAATGTCGTCTCGTCCAAGGATTGCCTTGCCTTCCGCTGAATCTCCCGCTTGGGTAACAGATACGACAAGTAGTGAATGTCGCTTAGCAAGGTTTCGAGCTTCCGTCGCAGCTTTTTCGAGGGCAAGGACTCTTGATTCCGAGTTAACTTCGAGATTTCGGAGCTGATCAAGTACAACAACTGCGGGCTTGTGTTTCTCAACCAACTTTCTAATCTCAAAAAAGTTGCCGGGTGCAAGACTTGCGACAACCAAGTTATCATAGCCATTCGCAAAAGATCGTCGCTCCGCTTCATCAGGGTTCTCCCGTACTTGCGCCTTGGTCATCTTGCTCAGTCGACAGATAAATCTAAGCAGAATGTCGCTGGCAGGATCTTCATTGCCAATATAGAGCGTACGATAGCCTTGGCGCAAAAACCCTGCGCAGAGATTTTGAGCGAAGAGCGTCTTCCC